GAAGTAGGGTTACTCCACAGATTAGGGTCAGGTTTATTTCCGACCTGTCCGTCCGAGTAGTTTATCCCTTAATTAACGATTTAAATATCTAAATGTAGATTTATATATTTAGCCAAAAAGGCATTTAAAGAAAATATCAGGATATATTATATAATAACACCAAGATGCCCCAATTCCAAATTTCCCTACAACGCAAAAAATACTGTAAATCAATATACGCTAATAAGGTCTGCTACGAATATGCCCGTCGTGAGGACATAATTTCTTTCATTCGTAATGATATGGGCATCAAACTAACACGAAATAACGTTAAATACGAAACAGAAGCAGACAGAGCCAAAGACTACAATAAAGCATGGAGACCTAAAAAGCAAGCCTTTCAAATAGAACACGAAATGCAATCATACGGATGGGGGCGAACTCAAACAAAAGGAAACTTATCCCTAAACATCTGGCACCGACCAACCCGCCACGCCATCTGTAAAAACGCCGACTATATTGATATTGATATGGAAAATGCTTGCCCACGTATCGTCTATGAGATCCTAAAACAAAACAACAGAATAGGTGAGACCAGTGAGTTGTTCAAATATACATTGGACCCCAAACTATGGCGTGTCCAAATCATGGAAATCCACAAGGTAAGTAAAGACGCTGCTAAGAAGTGCCCAATTGCCATTATTAATGGAGGTTCATATGACCAATGGATCAAGGAAAACAATGCGGCACCAACTAAGATAGGTAATCTTGTAGCCCTTGAGAAAGAAATGGGACCCATCCGTGAATACATCTATGGGGTTAATGTTGATATGCGAAATGATGTTCTAAAATACATCCCTGATAAATGGGCCCGCATGAGAATCGTAAATGGTAAAGAACTCCCAGTCAGAAACTTAGATGGTAGTTTCCAACTGGACGAATGCGATGCCAAGCGAGGAGTCATGGCGCTATGGTATCAAACGATTGAGAAGTATTGTCAAGAAACTGCTATCTCATTTTTGGTCCGAACCAAGAACATTCCTTTATCCGATATTATCCCCTGTCAAGATGGAATGATGATGCCCTCAAAGTATTATTACCAAGGTCTACTGGTTGACGTTGAGGAAGAGGTTTCTAAACGATGCGAAATATACAACCTACGATGGGCAACCAAAGAGTTTGACGAGGCGATAACTATCCCCGAAATCAACAGCATGTCAATCACAAACTGGAAACTTCAAATGGATGCATATAACCTGGCTACCCGATTCCTTGAGTTGTATAGTAACAACCTTGTGAAAACCACTGACGGTCATTTGTTTGTCTATGACGATAAAACAAAGAAGTGGTATAACGAGACTAATTTAAGCAAGGCAGAAAAGTTAACCTTGATGATAAATGGCCCCTTCTACGAGTATATGTATGACTTGATAGAAAAAGACTTTGAGTTAGCACCCAATGAGAAGACGGATCTGAAGTTTCAAATCTCTGCTACAACGAGAGGAAAGATATCTAAGATTCGTGACGTCCTACAACACATTCAAAATCAGGTAGTAATAAACACAGAGATTCAGTTTGACGGCTATCCTCATTTACTTGGCTTTGAGAATGGATTGTTTGATCTGGACAAAAATGAGTTCAGGGAGAGAGAATTCAACGACTACATAACCCAATCAACTGGATACGACTATATCCAGCCCGACTATGAAAATCATGAATACCACGAACAAAGAGAAACCCTTGTTCAAATCTTTGAAGATATCTTCCCCGAGGAGGCCGAGCGTAATTACGTCTTACAGATGCTTGCTTCTTCACTTGATGGTCGCCAATACCCATTCGTATTCATGCTAACAGGAAAGGGAGGTAACGGTAAAGGTGTGATGATGGGTCTACTGGAAAAGGTGCTTGGTTCCTCATACTTCATTTGCCCCAATAATGGTGTCGTCCGTGAGTTTGAGAAAGCCAATTCAGCATCACCAGATATGTATAACTTAAAAGGTAAGCGAATGATAGACTTTAGGGAGTTGGAAGGAGATATCAAAATTGGTGTATTGAAGAACTTAACAGGTGGAGGTAAATTATCAGCAAGAAAACTAAACTGCGACCCAGAATTTTTCTCACTAAACGCAACAATATCAATGGAACTAAATGTAGCAATAGGTATCACAGGCAAGGTTCAAAATGCTGAACGTAGACGTATCAAAAATATCCCCCTGAAGACAATCTTTTGCGATGAGTCCAATGTTCGTTGCGGTAAGACTATACACGGAATCAGTTATAAGAAAGGTAATCACCAATACATTCAACCCGATTGGCAAGAAAAATATAAACAAGTATTCTTGGACCTACTTATTGGAGTATATGGTGCCTTCCGTGACAAAAGTAAAGGAGGTATGCAGTTCAATGAACCCAAATCGGTTATTGACTCCTCTAAAGAATATTGCGATTCAATGGATATATTTAGAACCATAGTGTATAAATTGTATGAAGATGTAGAACTACCAAGGGATGCGTCACCAGAAGAACTACAGGCATGTAGCGTAAATAGAAGTGATATGTGGAACCGAGTCAAGGCTCATGAAGACTATAGAACAATCTCCTTTAACGAAAAAAGAGGTAACTACAACAATACCAAGTTCTTTGAGTGGTTGAATGATAACATGATTGTAGAAGGAAAAGCCAAAAAGGCCTATTGGGTTAGATTTGTAAAGGAGGTCAAACTGGCATATGAAGATGACGAAGAAGAAGAATGAACATAAAAAAAAATGTATAACCAATGTATACGATAATGACAACCAGACTGACAAGCACCGAACTACAAGCCCATTTAGAGAAATACGCAGCAGAATTCCAAGAACTAAACAAGGAGTTAATATCCACTGCGCTTCCTATTTCAACCGAGGCCAGAACAAAAGAAGAGACAACAATAGTAGCCCGCATCCAAGACTTAATGATGAGACTACGAGGAATCTATAAACAGAAGGCAGACATTAAAGCGTCTCAAACGGAAGGAGTTCCAATGATGGGGTCAATGTAAATAATCTATCCAAAACATATTGAATATAACATTACAAATACCTATAGAATGGAAGTCAATAGATATTTAGAATCACTCAACGCAAAAGAAAGACAGGCATATGAGATAGCCAAAGACCACCTGAAGAGCCTAATGGATATTACGAACACGAATGGATTCATCCAGTGGCAATCTACTCAGGATAAAAAAGTAAATACGAATTAGATATATTTAATAGTAAAAATATCTAAAGAAAAATCTCAATTTATAATATATAATCATGGACTTAGATCAATTACTATCGTTAAAAAATATCAGTGACTCAAGCAAGAAACTATACAAGCGCAACCTTGAAAAGTTAAATGATAACAAACCAATCAAAAACTTCAAATTCTTAGCCTCCGAACAAGGAGTTTTAGAAAAGTTGGCTAAATACAAACCCAATACACAACGGTCGTTCATAATCTCCATAGTATCCACCCTAAAATGCCTTATGACCAATGAACCTACTAAATGGAAACGACTATACGAGAAGTATTACAAAATACTGGACAAGTTCAATAAGGAACTCAGGGAAAACAAAAGCAAGAACGAGAAGGAGACAGATAACTGGGTAACCAAGGAAGACATTCAGAAAGTCTATACCCATTATGAACCCATTTTAGAGATGGCTACCAAAAAGAAATCTCTAAGCGACCGAGAATTTAGGGATTTAACAGATATGCTTGTATTGGCTCTATACACGATGCAACCTCCCAGACGAAACCAAGACTACCAACATGCTCTAATCTGCAAAAAGTTTGACCGAGACCTACTCAATGACTATAATATAGTAGACGTTAGTTCTGACCGATTCTACTTTAGCAAATACAAGACAAAAGGAACATACAATATCCAAGAGCAACCAATCGGCGAAGATATCAAGGAAATAATAAACTTATACGTCAAACATCATCCATTGAAGAAGAAACTAACTAACAAGACATGTATTCCGTTCTTAGTAAGCCCTGATGGAACTGAAATGAACCACCCTAATGATATTACTCGTATACTATATAGGGTATTCCAGAAGAAGGTTGGATCCTCTCTACTACGCAAGGTATATCTTACAAGCAAATACGGAGACCTAATGAAAGAAATGGAGGCTGATACTGAAGCAATGGGAACAAGCACAGGGACTGCTCAAAATCACTATATCAAGGACGAGTAAGTTCTATAAAAAATTGAAATTATATAATAATATCTACAAAGGACTTAAATATATCCAAACAAATTATTATATAACAATGTCTGAAATGTGCTGCTACTATTGCGCTATACAAAATATTGAGGATAAGATAGATTGGGCCTATATATATATTGAGGAAGAAAATATTGAGTTCTATGAATGGTTATGTCCCGATTGTATAGAACATAATGAAAAAGATTTAGGCGTTCAGATACAGGATTGGAATACCGATGAACATGGGATGTATTTTGTAGCATATAACGTTGAATGAATTATATAATAAATATAAAAAAGGACTTAAAGAAAATCTACCAATATTATATAACAACAAAGAATATAACAATGAACGCAAACCCAACATCACTTGACGAAATCTTACAATGCCCCGAACAAGCAATTCGTAAAATATTACAATACGAGAAGAAGATAGCATATATTAAGAGATACAACAAGGAGCATAGAGATAAGACTTTAGCCCGTAACCGCAGATACTACTTGAAGAAGAGAGATACTGATGAATACAAACAGAAACGCCGAGAATATTATCATAGAGTAACTAAAGTAAAAGCCAAAGAAAAAAAAGAAGCAGAACGATTAGAAAGAATTAAGACGAATGGCCCACATGCATTGACAATAGAAAAACCTGAAGAAACAAATGAACCATAAAAATATTATACTATAATTGCTGTATATAGTATAATGACAAGTAAAGATATTCATCAATACTCAAATCCCCAGAAGGTTCTTGAAAATGGGATTAAAATATTTGGACCTAACTTTGAACTATATATATCATCACGAAAAGATAAGAAATATACTATCATTGACCCTTATACCAAGAAACACGTGCATTTTGGGCAATTGCCATATGAGGACTTTACTAAACACAATGACGAAGAAAGACGCCAAAGATTCCTAAAACGAAATGCCAGATGGAAAGATACTTATGAATATAGTCCCGCATTCTTGTCCTACCATTTGTTATGGTGATGATACTTTACACCAATTGCCACCACGAACTTTATCTGGACCATATAATTCCATAAGTTTTCTTGTTTGTTCATTCTCAAGTGACTTATCACCTATAGCGACTGATACGACACGAATAGGTTTATGCTGTTTGGTCCATTTGGCTCCAGCACCATTGAAATGTTCGTATAATCGTCTATTCAAATCTGTTGACCATCCAACATAATAATTACCATTTTCTAATTCTAAAGTATAAACGAGAGGAAATGAGATGAAAACGGGAAAATCTGCCATTTTATAATATATGTTTAGATTTTTATTTAAGTCAATTAATCTATTTATTATTTTATTATTGTGAAAATATAGAAATTGATTTAGAATTGATTATATATTGGTATAATTTATAAATTATACCATGTAAATATGTGGTTTGAATCATTATTTTGATTATTACATATATTATATCTAATTTTGATTAAATTGATATGTAAATAATCTGGGTTTTGATTCATATTATATGTTATTTATCAAATATATTTAGCACACAAAAGTATTATATATAAATTCTGGTCCTATAGTATATATCATGTCGTCTTACGTTTCTAAATCCAATGTTTCCTCGGTGCCTGAAGACCCTGATAATGTTTATTTGGACTTACTTATGACCAATATCAAGGGTAATCGCCACTCGGAGATACCTATTAACTACAATGAGAACCGTTCTAACTCTATTCTTAGTAATACTGGGGATTATGTGATGTCCGTTGTGAGATTCAATGTAGATACACAAACTTTACCTGTATTTATTCCAGAGATTGAACCCTCTCCAGATGCTCAAGGAAATCCTCAGACTAACCCAAACTTAACAACATATTCGGTGACATTGGAGGCTCGTGATATTAATGGAACAATCCGAACTGTTAAAAAACCAATAATTTGGGAGCCCCAGAATATTTATGCTCCTGTCCCCCCTGCTCCAAGTGTAACTTCGGATAAACATCAAGCAGATTCGCCCTATTATTACTGTTACAATTTAGATTGGTTTGCCAGATTGGTTTCTAACGCATTACGTTTGGCATTAACCGACCTTACGACTCTTTATTCATTTCCTTTGGGTTTTGGAAATATGTATGATCCAGTTATGACTTATGATCCCATGACCAAGGCTTTTATCATTAGTGCTAACCAACAATATTTCTGTGACGTAGAACTTGGAACAGGAGTCTCAAATACACCCGCGGGAGTTGGAACTGCTCACCCTTCCACTCCAGTAGGTTGTGACCTTTACTTTAATACTCAACTTTTTGAACTGGTTAGCACGTTCTCGGCCAGACACTATGGTGATTCTGCTTCTGATGGTAAGAACTTTAGAATATCTTTCCCTGACTTTGGTGGTTCAAATGTTGGATACTTCCCTACCATTACTGATACGGCAAGAGCAAACCAACAAGCCTTCATCCAAGTATTCCAAGAGTTTAGCACTTTAGCAAATATTACTCCCATTGGTGCCATCGTCTTTACTTCAGCAACCATCCCAGTCAACCCAACCCATTATAGTGCTCCTCAGTTAATCTCTGAAGGGTCTATTCAGAATCTTGCTGGAAATGCTGGTAACTTTGCTTTAGTCCTTACTGATTTAGAGGCTGGAGACCTAATGTATAAACCAAATCTTCTTTACAACCCCAGTGCTGAATACCGAAGAATAAGTTTGATGGGTAACGGTCCTTTGAGTAACATCCAAGTTTCGGTCCACTGGAAGGATAAGAAAGGAAAGTTGCATCCATTGACCATCTCGGGTGGTGGGTCTATGAGTATGAAGATATTGTTCCAGAAAGTCAAGGCCATTTATAACCCCGACAAGGACGTTAAGTAATTTAGAGGTTTTTAACTTAACTATAATATTTAGTCAATTTTGAGGTTAAATATTATTCTCTATCGTTAGTTATATACCATGTCGGACTTCAAGACTGCTTTACTAACAGACCCCCGCCTATCTCAAATCAGTGATAGCCAAATTTATGCCGTTCAAAGCGGTGCGAGTAATAATACCCATCAGTCTTACGAGGCTGTAAGTAAATCTGCCAGTTCATTGGTTTTCAACGTTCAATGCCCATCAGAGAGTGTTGTAGTTGATAGAGAGATCCTTATGGAAGTGAAAGACTTTACATTCCGTGTCACAAAAAGTGGAATAGCCGATGGAACCCAAAACGTATTTGACTTTTCAAAGCAGGACGCTTTAGGACCTTTTCCTTTGAACTTTTCTTTTAATACATTGACATCTCAAATTAACAACAGTAGTGTGACCATGAACAGTAAGGATATTCTTCCATTTTTGGTTAGAATGAATGACGCTGATAGACTTTACAAATACCACGCATATACCCCTGTTCTACCTGATCAAGAATACCTTAAATATTCTGATGCTCAAGATAGAGATAACAATCCTTTAGCAGATGGTTCAAAGGCAGGACATAATGCTATCAAACCAAGAGGTTCTTTTGTTATCAAATCAATAACTTATGCTGGTTCAACCGCAACCGATACCCCTACCGCCCCAGCATCTGGTGGACCCCATAATATTACCGCTACAATTGTATGTGACATTACAGAGCCTGTTATGTTATCCCCTTACATCTTCGGTGCTCCAGACTACAACTGTGGTGGTTTCGTGGGTATCAACACATTGAACTTGGTAGGAAACTTAGATAGTAAGCCTCATAGAGTATTTAGATGCTCTGAGGCAGGTGTTGGTGCAAATGTTACCAGTGATTGGGGTCTTGCTTCGGATTCTAACCCCTTCAGAGGCAGTGCCAGACTATTGGTTAACTACCTATCAACCCAATCTACTCAATTGATCCCATCAAGACAGGTTCTTCCATACATGGATTTCCCCCGTTACTTATCAACTGGTTCTGCAATGAATGGTGGCACATCCGCAACTGTCCGTTCCCAGAACATTCAATTGAACCAAATCCCAGATAAATTCATCTTGGCAGTGAGAAAGAAAATGACTGACCAATCAAACACAGACAGTGACTCTTTCTTCCCAATTGAGAAAGTGACTGTTAGTTTGAACAACCAAAGTGGACTACTTTCATCCGCAAGTCCTCAACACTTGTGGAAGATGAGTCAGGAAGCAGGTTCAACTCAAACTTGGAGTGAATTCTCAGGTGAAGTTCATATTGGTAGCGGATCCGAGAAAATCCCAACAACTGGTTCTATGCTTGTATTATCACCCGCTCAACATCTATCTTTGAGTGCTATGCTTTCATCTGGTTCAATTGGACAATTCTCAGTTCAGTTTGATGTTACTGTTAAGAATCCTTACGGCGTAGAACTTACTCCTGAATTATGCTTGGTATGCGTAAACTCGGGTATCATGGTCAACGCAGCAGGTTCAACGGCAGTATACACTGGTATCCTTACCAAGGAATTGGTTGTATCCACTCAGACCGAGCAAGAGATTCCTCCACTTGAGAGACCAGAATACGAACGCATGGTTGGTGGAGCATCATGTAACATTGGTTCTCTAAGAAAAATGCTTATGGGCAAATTAGGAAGAGTTAGAGGATCATCCAGTGGTGGTGCCATGAGCGCTGGAGTTCGCCGATTCGCATAAATCTTAATGTATGGTTAATTTAGAGTATTCTTTCGGCCACCCATCTTCTTTGCTAACTATAATTACTCGGCTTGAAATATACCAAAAAAATTATATATTACGATAATGTATAATTTACCTATATAGCAATGTATTCCAACTACAATAACAACTACGCTACTCCTCAGAACGCAAGTATTGCTATCCGATTAGCCGACCTGGAAGATTTACAACAGGGGTATCCTTCTCAATTTGTTGAACGTGATCCTCAGCCTGATATTTATCATCAACCAAGTCGGGTCTATGGAGATATTGGTTTGGGACAAGGTAACCCTGAACGAGATATTAGGGGTGCCGATACTACTTTAGACCATTTAGCCTATCCTACTCCAGGAACCATAATGGATAGGTCTGATACTATGGGGGTTATGCCTTCCAATCAGCCATTTAGACAGGCTCAAATATATGTAAATGAAGAAGCAGCCAGAGGGACTTATCAAGATACCCGTATGGATGGGAAACGAGGTGAACGTTCTGCTAATGCTATTGGACGTGGAAGAGGTAGACCACGTAAAGGTGCTGAACCTCAACTTGTTGTAGCCAAGAAAGGTATCATTAGACAGTTCGTCAAAGGACCTGTGAGAAAATCTACCCCTGCCAAGAAAAAGGATGATGATGATTCCAAGGTTCCAAGTAAAATGTCAATATTGAATAAAGTATTGTAATTACCGCAAATACATATTAAAATTTATTATATGTTGTATTGTATATATCATATAAGCATGCCACGAAAACCGCAATCCGCAAAAGTGAACGAGGGAGAACCCGAATTTGATTATGTTGAAGGAAATATGGCCACATCGCAAATGGGAACATCTGGCTTCAAAGCACCAAGTAGTTTAGGCTCAACTGCTCAACCTGGCGCCAATCCATATAACTCCTATTTACATCCTGAATTATCCATGGCCAATCCTGTTGGTGGTGGTAGACCCGATGCTGATTTACAGAGAGTCATTGGTGGTAAAATCAATATCAAAAAAGTTGGCAAGGCTGTTAAAAAGGCTTCTGAAACCAAGACTGGACAAGCAGTCAAAAAAGCCGCTATCAAAGAAGCCAAGAAGCAAGGACCCAAACTTGCCAAGGCCGCCATTAAATCCGCATTATCATCTGGTGATTCTTCCGAGCCAGCAACAGGTGGTTCAAGAGAAGCCCAACTTGAGAAACTTGTAAAGATGCTTTTGGCTGAACGCAAAGGTGGTGACATCTCGGGTGGTAAGAGAAAGGGTATCAAGAAAGTTGGACATGCTGTTAAGATGGGAGCAAGAACCAAAATCGGAAAGAAAGTTTTGAACACCGCTATTGATGCTGCCCCTGCTTTAGCCGCTGAAGCCGCAATCGCATCTGGAAACCCAGAATTAGCCCCCGTAGCCGCTATCGCAACCCAACAAGCATTGAAAGGTAAGAAACGTGGAGGAGGTGCTCCATCCGCAAAAAGATCCGAACGTGGTGCTATTGTTAAACGCATTATGGCCGAGCGTGGTGTTTCTCTTCCTCAGGCTTCCAAAATTGTCAAAGATGAAGGACTATATTAAATAGTTATCTCTTGTTAACATATATAGTATGATACCAAGATACCATGAGCGAGTTGTTAGACGACCAACCATTTACGGGACTTATATCGGCGGGGGGAGTCCTTTTTCCGATGACTATATTCAATACCTTAAGGCGTATAACGAGGGTTCTGATAGCGGACGTTCACAGAAGGATGTTACGGATCCCTCTTTACGTTTTGTTAGTGATAAAACTGAGCGAGGGGCTGATTTGGCTCTCAAAGGTGCTCAATCCAAACAATTCCAAGGACTCAAAAACAGAGTGATATTGAATCCTTTAGGTGAAGGTATTACTGGCAGTATGAAAATCGTTGGCGTCCCTGACCCTGTTGCCAACCGATATGGAGTCAAAATTACTGACGATATGGCTGATGCTACTTCGGGTGACCCAGATAAAATGCTATCTTCCAAAACAGTTCGGGGTGTCAATAGTGCTTCCAAGGCTGTCTCCAAAAAAGCAAAAAGAATCTTTAAAAGATAAATACAATTTATAGAATATTATATATACAGGTATATATACTAATGTTGCCCCATTATCAAACCCGTGAACTTGAATACGACAATAATGTTAAGAGAAGAGTTGGTCGTATGCTCAAAAGCAAATACGAGAACGAGGTTGTTATCAGCCATGAGTTATTAGATCCGATCGCCCAGCAGAACTATGATGCCTTTGAGAAACTCATTTATCTTGTATATGGGTTACTTCAGGAAGCCTTGATGAATTTAGTTTCGGTTGGGAATGTCAATAGACGTGATACAGATATGAGGACGTCGCATCCTATTTTTAGCATTGGAACTCCTGTGAGAAATACTTCGGGGCGTGTTCCTTCTTATTCGTCTCCTGAACCTGGTTCTAAAAGAAGGAGAGGAGGTGCGATGGATGATACAACCGCTTCCATTGACCACATTGAAGGACATATTGACCATGCTTTAGCGCAAAACCGTGATGCCATCTTAAAATCTCTTGGTGGTGCTTCTTCTTATACCCAAAAAATGAACCAGGTATTGAGATTGGGCGTTGAACTCAGAAATGCATCCAGTAAATTGGCTACTTATCTGAACAGTCTATCCCAAGACCAAGTGGTTAGAATTGAAACTCTTATCAATGACATCCTTTCTTCTTTATTCCCTGGTATCAAACTATCCGTTCAGAATGAATACGATCAGGCCAAACAATCTGGGTTATCAGCGAGACCCGAAATCAAAGCCACGAAAGATGTTACAGACAAAGTTGAATCAGCAGTCATTGGCCAATTCAAAAAAATATCAGATGTGCTACAAACATACAATCCTATTTCCACTACAGTAAAGGCACCTACCGTCAACCATGGTCAAGGTTCAATTCCAGGTATGGATTCTGCTTATGCCTTGGACAGGGGTAATTTCCTGGGTAAATATGTATAAGCACTATTATGTTATGTAATAATATAGTATGCCTAAACCAAATAATCCCGAACTATATGAACAAGTGAAGAAAATGGCTGATAAGAAGTATAAGAAACATAGCGCCTATAAAAGTGGATGGATTGTGAAAACATACACCGATTTGGGTGGAACGTATAAAGGTAAGAAACCTAAGAACGAAGGATTGAATAGATGGTTCAAGGAAGAATGGAAAGATTATGCTGGGATGAATTATCCTGTATATAGACCTACTAAACGAGTCACCAAAGAGACTCCATTGACACCTAAAGAGATTGACCCCAATAATCTTCTTTCTCAAGCCGTCTTGAAACAAGTCTTCAGAGGAAAGGAAAATTTACCACCGTTCATAAAAGACCTTATATAGAATTTTCTTAACTACTGTATATAGTAATTATGAAAGGAGGCGCTCTGTCCGCTAAAACAATCAAAGACTTGCTAAATGCTTCTTACTCCAAAAAGCAACAAAATATCGGTGACTATGTGGTTGACCATGAATTATCGGGTCAGCGTGCCCAAGTATATCATAATCCCATTACTGGTCGGGTTGCTGTTGTTCATAGAGGGACTTCCAGTGCTAAAGATGCTTTGACTGATGTTGGTATGGTTTTCGGTAGGACCAAATCTTCCAAGAGGTTCAAACATTCTAAAGATATCCAACGGCGAGCGGAAGAGAAATATGGGCATGAAAATATTTCTACATTGGGACATTCTCTCGGGGCTCGTATTGCCGAAGAAGTTGGTTCCAAAACTGGGGAAGTCATCACGCTAAATAAACCGACTCTACCCATTGATTTGCTTAAAGGCAAGAAAGTTAGTGACAAGCAATATGATATCCGAACTACATATGATCCTGTATCTGTCTTAAGACCTGCTCAACGGGGTGACAAAACTACTACCATTAAAAGCGAATCATTGCATCCTCTCAAGGAACATACCGTTAACGTTCTGGATAGAATTGACGAAGAGACCATGATTGGTAGAAACCCAGAACCTAATTAGTTTAGCCTTTTAATTAGATAAGAATATTTTGTATGTTGTATGTATACTAAATATGGCATCCAATTATGTGCTCAATCAAAAGATAACTGCGGCTTTGGCGAAAAGTCAGGAGGCTCTTGCGGCTGCTCAAGGTGGTGGGGGAGGCGGTGGTGGTGGGGGTGCTCCTGAAACTCTCGCTGAAACTTTACTGACATCTGGAACTATAAACAGTGGTCCGTTGAGTGGACAATCCGCTGGGGCTGGTAATGCTTTCAACCAACCTATTACCAATGGTGGTGAAATAGAATCTACCAATCATCAAATTATTAAGGCGAGCCAAATCTTGGGTGGAAATGGCACTGCCCTCGGTGATGTTACTTATGACTCCGCAAATGGGGATAATCTTCTTATCCAAACAATAGGGACGAGAAATATTCAGATTGGTGAGACTTCGGGGACTGATAAAATTGGTATTGGAAAGGTTCCAGGTTCTGGGCCTAAAATTCAAGTTGCTGGAAGTCTCCCC